GATTGAAAGCATAGCTTTACTCTCTCAATGTTGCAGCACGATGAAGATGACTGCCAGCAAGAAAGCGATTTATATGAGGGGTTGACTTAGCGTCAAAAATGCGTAGAATACGCCACACGTTGATGCGGGGTGGAGCAGTCTGGTAGCTCGTCGGGCTCATAACCCGAAGGTCATCGGTTCAAATCCGGTCCCCGCTACCATCTTCAAAAGCATCGCCAGACACCTTTAACAGTGCTGGCGATGTTTTTATTTGTCCCCACACTTCATTCCCTCGCAGCTCAAGCCCTACCTTCCCGAATATTTGCCCCATTGCCGCCCTGGCAATTTCTGGCTCCCTCTTTAATGCTTCACCTAAATTCAGTAACTGCCGTTTAAATATTCCTCGAATGTCCGGCACTTCGACTATTTGATCGCCACTGCCCACTATTTCATTTAGCGTATCCCGCTCTCGTTCTGCCGCTTTCAGTCTCGCGCTCAGCGCCGGTGACGCCCCGACCGAAACGATAGCATCGATCATGCGGGTGATTTCTTTCTCAACCTCCGTTAGCCGCTCTCTTGCCTGCCGTACTTTCCCTGCGTTGCTATTGGCTTTTAAGTGCTGCCGAAACTCTTTTTCGTAGAGTCGTGCGGCGGACGGAGACAGCAGCTCTTTACGCACAATGGTCAGCATCCGTTTTTCAACCAGCGCACGATTCAGACGGTAATCAGGGCAGGCAGATGGGCCTACGTTGTGATGCACGCTACATCCGTAGTAATTGCGGTCACGGCCAGCCATCGGGCCACCGCAATGCGGGCAACGCAGTATGCCGCCCAGCAGGCTTTTCATTGGTCGCGCTGATACCTTGCGCCCGTATTCGTCACGCCCGCTGTCGATCCGGTGGCGAACCTTGGTCCAAGTGGCTTTATCAACGATGCGCAGATCGGGCATGTTGACTCGCTTCCATTCGCTCTCTGGCCGCTCTATGCGTTTACGCTTTCCGGTGTCGGGGTCTTTAACCCACTGCGACCGGTTCCACGTATAGATGCCCGCGTATAGGCTGTTGTTAATCATGCCAGTGCCTTTTACGGGCGAGCCGTACACGGCGGACACTGACCACTTCCCGCCTCTTGGTGCGGGTACGCCATCTTCATTTAAGCGCAGCGCAATGGAGCGATACCCCTTACCCTCTGCGACTGACTGAAATATCCAGCGCACAACAGCCGCTTCCGCTTCGTTTATTACGTAGTGGCTACCCTGCTCTGTCTTAACAATGTCGTAGCCGTAGAGGTTACCCCCAGCAATAAAACCACGCTCGAACTGGCCAGCCATGCCTCGATGCGTTTTAGCCCGCAGGTCATCAAGGTAAATCTCGTTTATCAGCCCGCGAACGCCTCGCATCACTTTACGCCCAGGCGCTTCTGAGTCGTAGCCATCACACACGCCGATAATGCGTATATTGCGATGCTCCAGGCGGCGAACAATGCTCTCTTGCTCCACTTGATCACGACTGAGGCGATCAAGCCCTTCCAGTAACAGCACATCAAATCGCGCCGCCATAGCGTCAGCTAGCAGCGCCTTGCCGCCTTCACGGCTGCCGACTTGCGTAGAGCCTGATACAGCGCCGTCGTGATGCATGCCGATAATATCGAAGCCGTCCCGACTGGCTCGGGCACGGCATACGCTTAGCTGGTCATCAATGCTTGTCGAGTCTTGTTTTTCACTGCTGTACCGTGCGTAAACTACGGCGCGCATTATCCTTCCCCTTTAAATGATCGTTGGCAGCCTGCCGGGCGAGCATTCTAATGATAGCGGCCTGCCCCTCGCTAACCTGCGCTTGATTGGCTTGTGCTTTCATTATGCATCCCCCAGAAACAAAGAAGCCGCCTTTTTGGCGGCTGGCGATCTAAGTGATCGGTAAGGCTTGAAGTTCTCATTGTCTGGCCTGGGTATATCTGGCCAACACTTCCCTAGCCTGATCAAGCTGACGGTACCGTGCGATACACCAAACCGATTGGCAATGGCACGGTTAGTCATTCCTTTGGCAATCAGCTTGATGATTTCAACAACCTTCTTATCGTCCAGTATAGCCTTGGGATTGCTCGCGCCTTTCTGGCCAACGTAGCGTTCCCTACCCTTACTGATCATGTCCCGAGTGTTATCTAAATTCGTACCCAGGAAAATATGGTCGGGGTTTACGCACAGCCGTACATCGCACTCATGACAACCAAGCATGCCCTCCGGTATTGGGCCTTTGTGGATTTCATAAGAGATGCGGTGCGCCGCCTCCTTCCTACCGCCTATTTTCATCGTTCCGTAACCATGCCCACTTGTGGCCGCCTGCCATATCCAGCAGCCCGACTCTTCATCGATGATATACTTTTCGTGAAAGCGCTCTATCTCAATCGGCTTGATTCGCATACTTTCCTCCCGCGCAAAAGAAATCCGCCTCGTGGGCGGCGGTTATCGGTGCGCTTCTCACTCAGCGCAAGGCAGTGCATTCACCCCAGGCACGCCATCACGTAGTATTCGTCCCACACGAACCGCGTGTTGGCAGTCGCTTTCAATTCCCGCATCAACTGCTCTCGCAGTTCGTACAGTTCGGCGACTTTCTGCCGCTGGCTGCACTCTGCTTCGTTCTCCCGCGTTTCTGTGCCGTCGTCATAACGCAGCACCAGGCGCGCCGTGATCTTCCAGCGCATCGGCGCATAGGTGGCATAGTCCGCGACCGATGCCCGCTTGTCGGCGGGAACGTGGGCAGGGAACGTCCATTCGCCCTCGAATTTGCTGTCAATGTGGCGACCGGTGGCCACGGCCCCTTTGGCCCATAGTCTCGCCCGCGCTTCGTAGGCATCGCGCTGTTTGTGCGACATGCCTGCATAGCGCCGGTCGGTGGTGCGCTTTTCGCGGGCTCTGCGCTGGGCGCGGTTGAGTTGTGGTTCTGGCTGCATAAAACCTCCAGGCATGAAAAAACCGCTCACTGGCGGCGGTAGTCTTTGAATAATCTGGTCGATAACCGCCACTGCGGCGTATCTGCGATGCGCCTACGCACTACCAGCGCGACGATGCGGTGGGCGTTGGGTAGTTGATCGAGCATGCTCAAACTCCGTGCAGCGCACGATGATGCGGCCTTTGCTTTTGCTCATGGCGGGCATGGTGGAAAAAGGTAGGTGGCTGCAGTTGTCATGTAGCCGGGTGCAAGCCATGCAGATACTGGCTTTAGGCTGGTGATTCATTGATCGCCTCGGCTTGTTGGCGCAGTTCTGATGCAAACTGGCGAATAAGTTCAAAAGCAGCGTCCCACCCGGCATCAAACGCATCCTCCTGCGGCGTATCTTCTTGCGGCCCTGACTGACAATTAACAAGTTCCAACGCCTCCGCCTGCTTAATTAGGTCGCGGTGGGTAAGGGCGGTGGCGGGAGACTCCCCCCTCAGCTCTGCCAGCATCTCAAGGAAAATTGACTGCGGGCTATCTGCCCAATTTGGGCACTCATGCAGCACCCGCCCTGAGAGGGCGTCTAGCCGCTCCACATGCGCCGCCAGCGCCGCCTCGCGCTCCTCCGCCTTCTGCCGCAACGCCACCTGCATTTCCTCGGCAGCTCGGTAGGCGTCGCGTTCGCGCTCAAGCTCGGCCACCAGCTCCGTCAGCTTGGCGTTTGCTTCGCGCTCGCTTTCCAAGGCTTCGGGGTTGCACTCTGCGTGCAGTCGCTTTGCCTCGGACTCCATGTGCGAGCCGTGCTTCTTGGCTGCGTCCATGCCCGTTTTGGCTGCTCTAGCTTGCCGCGTTAGCGCGTTTTTAAGCTCGGTGATCTGCTCTTGCTGTGCCTGGCATTCCTTGGCAAGCCCTACGTTGCGGCGCTCCAGTTCGGCGATGCGCTTCTGTGCGTCGCTCAACTCGCCCTCTATTCGCTCCATTGGTGTCATTTTAAGCCGCCCTCATGGTTGCCAGTTGTTTCGCCTGCTCGGCCAGCTCTGCGCGCAGCTCTATATTTTCAGCGGTCAGCGCGTCGTTTTCAGCCAGCACGGCTGATTTTTCGTGTTCCAGTTCTTCTATGCGCTGGCATAACTGATTAGCCAGCTCATCGCTGGCGATTTCAAATTCGCTCATGATTATCTCCAGTGATTATGTAGCGGTCGCGGCTTGGGCCTACTAGCGGCTTTTGACCTGGCTCTAAATGCCAGTCGAACTCATGCAAGCACTCGTCGCACTGCTTCTTGTTTATTGAGCGGAATAGGCGCAGGCGGGTGCATTTACATTTTGGGCAGCGTTTAGTTGTGGTGGGATTCGAGGTTGTCATTGATCCAGTCCATTTCTGCGTCATAACCAACGTCATGCAGCACCGCGTCGCCCGCCGGGCTGCGTATCGTGCGAACCTTGGGTCCGCCAGTGCGCCGTTGCTGTCGCTCTATCGTGAAGCCGTGTTTGGCCCATAGGGCGTTTGGGCTGTTTGCTGACGCGCTCATGTCTCGCCCCTGATCCGCTTCACGCCATCATGTGGCAGAAAGTCGGTGCCCTGCGTCTGCCCAGTGGTGCGCAGGTAATCCACTTCCACGCGGGCGCTGTCGATGATCGTGCTAGCCACGCCTTGAATGGCCTTACCGCGATCCACTTCACGCCTGATGCCTTCGGCGTCCAGCTCTTCATTGCCTAACCGCTCTAGCTGCGCGAAAAGATGCTCACGCAGATCGGTGATTTTCGTTTTCAATGTCTCGACTCCTGCGATTCATTTTTCGGGATAGCGCGCCCTTGAGCTGATATAGCTGGGCAATCTCTGGGCCGTAGCGGTGGTAGCTATTGCGGTTCATGTTTTCGGCGCGGGTAATGAGTTCCAGGTTGGCAGGGTCAAAGTTGCGCTTGTCGCCGTCTTTGAAAAGCACGACATGGCCGTCAGGGATAGGCCCGAAATGTTCTTCCCAAACGATGCGCTGCACTTCTACCCAGTCATGCGGCGGGTAGCCGGTATCGGTCATCTTCCGTTGCAGATACCCCTCTTTCGTTACCCGCTCGCTGCCGACGGGCTGCCATGTGTGCGGCTTTTGCCCTGGCTTAAAGCGGCCTTTCTCACTGCCGGGCGGACTAAACGGGATGCCTTTATTCCAAGGTCTTTGGCCTTTCTCAAAGCATCCGCGCCGAGGCGGGGTGTAGTCGTCGGCCTTTACCAGCCCGAGCTTGTGCGCCTTTGCCGTTATCGCCTTCTCTGCTCGGCCAAAAATCTTCTCAAGCACCCGTATTTCGTTGACCGGATAGAGGCGCCGCATATCGGCCTCGTCTTCTTGCGACCAGGGCTTGCCGTGATTGCGCATAAATCCTCCTTACGCCGTATACCTAGTCGCGTAACTGCAAATATCCCGCGCCGTACTCACGCCGCAGCCGTACTTCAATGCCAGCCGCGCATAGCTAACGCCGTGCCGCTCTCGGTCGTGGCGCATGGCTCGCACTTGAGCGTCAGATAGCACGGCCTTTTGATGGCATTCGCCTACGCGGTGGCCTAGATGGTTTCGAGCTATCATCCCTCTCTCCTTAGTCGCTCAATGACGATGCGCATATCCACCACCCTTTCCCAGCCAGTTATGACGTCGGCATACTCATAGCGCGTGATGCGGTAAGGCCTGGCCTTTCCGTCCGGTGCCTCTGGTAGCTCGCTAGCCGCATGCTTGGCGAGTTTTAAGCGGTCAAACCAGCTTGCTTGGTGCAGGTGGCTGTTATTGACGCCACTCTCTAGGCACCACCTAACTCTGTTCATCACCACCTCCCAGATAGTAAAAAGCCCCTTTCGGGGCTAGGCTCTGCGTTTCGTTATCCGCCGCAAATATTGTGCAGCGCAGCAAAGGGGATTTCGTCCGAGAACTGATCCCCACCCCCGCCGCCTTGCGACTGGCCCTGGTAAGGTGGCTGCTGCTGGTAGTTATGCTGTGGCGGCTGGTTATTCTGCAGCGCGGCACCTTGCTGCTGGCTTCCCTGGCCTTGCTGTTCAGGCTTAAAGCACGACACCAATACACTGTCGCGGTTATCGGGGTTCGGGATGCCTGCCGGGTTAAACCAGCGGTGCAGGATCACGAACTCACCGCCATCGTCGCTTTTCATTAATGCGCCAATGTTCTGCCAGCGGGCTTTCTCCTGTCCCTGGCCATCGGTGTAGGTTCCGGTTTTAACAACTAGGTTACGTAGTTTCTGCGGCATTTCTTTGCTCCATTAAAAAGCCCTCGGAGTGAGGGCTGTTAATAATTAATGCTGACGCTGGGTATCTGACCCTTGGCAATCAGCGTTATTGCCTGCTTCGCGCAATCCTCTGGCATACCGCCATCGATCATTGCTTTTAACGCTGCTCGGTTAATCCGTCCGCGATGCTCCTTATCAGCCTGACGGCGGGCGACTTCCTCTTGCTCGCGTCGCAGTTGGTCGGCGCGCTCTTGCTCCTGGCGCTGCTGCTCGGCAATGCGGGCCTGTTCCTTGCGCTCGTGTTCGGCCTGAATGCGTTGCCGCTCGGCTTCTGCGTCACGCTGTGCTTTGGCAATGGCCTCTTGATGCTCACGCTCCCGACGCTCAGCGGCTTCTTTGGCTTCCTGCTCGCGCCGTGCTGCTGCTTCACGTTCGGCCTGCGCTGCCTGTTCCGCTTCGCGCCGTGCGCGATCCTCGGCTTCGCGGGCAATGCGCTCCTCGCGCTCTTTCTGCTCACGTTCCGCCGCTTCTTTGCGCATGCGCTCAAGCTCGGCTTGATCTGCTTCGTATTTCTGGCGACGCTCCAGGCTTGCTTTTAGTGTGGCTAGCGAAGCGGCTTTGACACGATGCGCCTCGGCTTCGTACTCTTCCCACTCCGGGCCGATCTGCTTTGCCTCAAGGTGGGTAATCGTGGATGCGATAACGCCAGACGCTTCATCTTCCAGCGTCTCCGACATTCGCTGCATGGCCTCAATGGCCGCCTTGTGGCCGTTGATCCGCGCCTCCTCCTTGGCCTCCCAATCATTCAGCGGCCCGCGCGCTTCATCGCGCCATTCGTCTAGCTGGTCACGCCAGCGCTTGCGCTCTGCATCAATGGTCTTGGGCAACTGCTTTAAGTCGGCTACCAGCTCCTTGCCAATGTTGTCGATAGCCGTCTTGCTGCGGGCTATCTTGTGAGCCATGGACGCATAAGCCTTGCGGCCTGTTGCGGTATCTAGTGAAGGCGGCTCGGCTAGAAAGTTGTCCAGCTCCTGGCGAATCGTTTGTAGGTAGGGATCAAGGCCTTGCTCGGCCTTAAACACTTCCAGCGCCGTCTCTTTTGACGGCACGGTGACCAGCTCAGTCGATTCCTTTTCGGCTACTTCGGTCATGCTGTTCTCCTAGGCAGCCATTACCAGCTGCATGCGCTCATCCAAAAGCTCGTAAAATGCTTTTACGCGCTCGCTAATCTTGCGAATCATCACTTCGTCACGGTAGGCGCGCTTAACAAACAGCGGCATGCCTGGGTAGTAGCTGATGAAATCAATCCATTCCCGCTCGCTAATCCAGAGCCCGCCTTGGCATTGTGCGATGTGCTCTTTTGGTATCTCTCCATCAAGAAGCACCTCAACCTGAAATTTGGGCAGCTTGGTCTTAATCTCAGCCAGCCCATCATTTCCAACCAAGCTGTCAGGCGAGTAACCCGCGCCGTGATTCAAAATGATGCCTACCTGCTCCAGCTCGACGCCGTGTATCTCGCTGTAAAGCTCGCGAGCCATGGGCTCCAATGCATGCCCGCGCTCTGTGTGGCGATTGCCCTGGAAGGCGTCGGCGGGCTCCTCGGTGATGCGCTCGCCAATAAGCTGGTTCATGTAAGTGATAGCACCGGCCCCGAATCCGCCGGGGCCTTTGCCGTTAACTAGCAGGCATTGCAGTTCACTCATGGTCACGATGCCCATGCGGGCTAGGTGCCAATCCTCAGTGCCTTGCTCTAGCTCCTTAATTACCTGCATTGGCCACCTCCTGCTGCGCAACGATTTTGCTTAGCTGCGCCATGGTGCTATCGAACTTAGCCTTAGGTACGTTGCTAGCATCGCCGTAGTTTGACGCGAACCACTCCTGGGTAGCCTCGGGGCATGCAGCCAAAGCCTTGGCTAGCTGCGCAGCCTGGAATGAGGTCACACGCTTAGTGGGCGCCGCCGACTCGCCATCGTCATCTTCTGACCTGGTGGTTATGTTCAGCAATGCGCTCATGACGTAGCGCTTGCCGTAGCTCACGCTTGAGCCAACCGCCTGGACTGCGTTCTTGCTGCCGCTTGTGTCCAGCGGTAGCGTCATTGTCGTCTCTTCACGATGCCCGCCCTTGTGCATCAAAACGCCCGTTACCTCAATGCCACCCTGGATATTGTGAACACGGAAGCTAACCGCAAAGCCGTGGCGCTTCATGATGGGCTTAGCCACATCGTTAATATCCTCAAACGTGGCGTACTTCGTGTTGTGGGCCTTGCCGCGTTCCGCGATGCTGGGTAATTCGTCTTGCATCATTGCCATTGCGGCGTTGAATTGTTCCATGGCTGAGCGTGTCATGATGCGCTCTTGCATATCGAGTAGTCGTTCTAGCTTCTCAACATCAAAGTCAGGCCGCTCAACCAGCTTGTCTATCATAGGCAGTAGCGATTGTGACGCTTGCGGCGCCTGCTGAACTGCTTTGTCGTCGTTTATTGCTATCGCATTACTCATTGGTTAATCTCCTCGTTAATCGATCTCGACGTTGATCTGGCCCGCTACCTGTTCGCGCAGGTAAGCGGGCTTTTTAGTTGGTGTTCTCGCTGACTGAGCGCCAATTCCCTGGTGTTCTCGCGTAGCGTATGGTTCTGTCAGAAACCCCATACAGCGCTCCGAGTTCATGGCTTGATCTTTCGCTGCGCCTAATATCTGCAACGTCGTCGGCGCTAAGCTTTGTAGCTCGCCTGCCTTTTCGATCCATGTCGCTCATGTTGTCTTGGTGTGTGCCAAGTGATAAATGAGAAGGCTCAATACAGCTAGGGTTGTCACAAGAGTGCATTACATTGCGGCTTCCCGGCCTTCCGTGAGATAGCTCATAAGAAACACGATGAGCTAGCTCAGGCTTGCCGTTGTATCTCTGGATTCCATAGCCATTTTTATTTTTACTACCCATCCAGACAAGGCAGTCTCCAACTCTGGTAGCTTTCGAGAAAAAGGAGGCGACAGTCTTTTTCTTACGATAATTTCCCGAGCATTTCTTAGAGCAGAAATTCCTTGGGGAACGCTTAATTTCCGCTGGCTTTTTTGAAAAAGTTACACCGCACGACTCACAGCAAACGCTTGTCATCACTAAGCCCTCCTACGCTTATCCACCCAGCCAGCAGCGCCTTTAGCTCGTCTTCCTCGGCGGCGTTAAATCGACTGCCGCCCTTGGTGACCGGGTAGACCATGCCGACGCCTTCAAAGAAGCGGGGCGGGCCGGTTACTTTCCACTGGTTCATATCCACTCTCCCGCTTGAACCTGCTTATCCCACGCCGCAATCGCGCTATCTCGGTGGTGGGTGGCGTTGCGCTCAAAGAAGATGTCGCACAGCCAGTGCTCATTTTCGGGCTGCTGCACCCAGCGGATGAGGGACTGGCTCGCCCATGGCTGATCCGCCTCCAGGCAGTCGGTCGGCGTCATGTCGGCTTCGGGCGAGAACTGCGGATACCGGATGGCGGCTTGGTCGGGTACTGCATAGATCATGTTCATGTCATGCCTCCTGCTTGGCTTCGTCGTACTGCTGGATAGCCCACACGATGGCGTAGCAGCACCAGAGGTAGTGGGTTTTCCACTGCTTGCAGTCGACTTCCCAAAAGTCTTGGAATAGCTCTTCATCGTTGAAGCGAAAATCCATAGCTGCAGTGATAGCGCGGTGTTCGTTGTCCGCTTCGCTGAGCACTTCGCTCTCTACCTCCTCCCACGCTTCGGCTTTGTCTTCTTCGCTCCAATCCTCGGTGGCAACGTCGAACCACTCTTTAATCTCAAGCCGAAACTTGTCCTCTACCCATTCCTTGCTGATCTCGTCCGGCGCGATGCTCGGGCCCGACTGCAGCTTTTCTTGCCAGTAGCCGGGGTTAATACTCATCTCGTCATTGCGGAAGAACTTGAACATGTCCTCAATGCGCTGGAATACGTAGCACCCCATGTCACCGCTGATGCACAGATAGCCCGGCCATGTGGTGATGTTGAAATAGCGGTCGCTGCATTGAGGGCGGGCGCAGCGCAGGTGGCGATGCAGGCCGTCATCGTGAACGATCGTTAACTGGTGCTCGCCAATGGTTTCTTGGAAGCGCTCAAGGGGTGTTTTTTGAATTGCTGTCATGTCATGCCTCCCATAGCTGCAGTGGTGCAGGCGCTCCACCGCGACGCTTGCGGTACTCCGCCCAGCGGGCTGCGTTCTTGCCGCGTAGCTTCGAGGGGTCAAAGCGGCTACCCGGCTTGGGCTGTCCGCTGACCTGTCCACCTTTGGCGCGCAGTTGTGCGCGCAGCTCTTCATGTACGGCGTTCATGGCGCTTCACCTTCTTGATCAGTTTCGGCGGGTAGCCCATGCGCTTGGCCGTGGTGCGGGCCAAACGGCGGGCAGAAAAAAGCCCCAGCTCAATGTGGGGCGTTACCGTGCTGCCGCGCCTCTCCCTGATAATCCATCGAGTGGTCATGTCTCACCTCGGCATTCGGCCAGCAGCTTTTCAGCCTCTTCACGCCAGCCAATGTCTAATTGGCTGTCATCAATCAGGCGGTGGATGAAGTCGTACATGTTGGGCGATTTAGCAATTAGGTTTGCATTAGCCTTTTTTGCCTCATCGGAGATGATTGCAAGCGTTTCGTATTTAGCGACCGTGGGAGTCCAAAACTCGCCCTCAACAACGCTTTTTATGTGGCCTAGCGTGCCGCCATGATCAACAATCCACGGCCCTGGTGTAAATTTCGGATCACTCATAATTCATAGCTCCTCAGCTCTCGCTGTAGCGCCAAGTCAGCGCGCCGCTGGTCGTTAACAAGCCGCAACCGGAAGCGCTCGGCATCCTTGTCTTGCGATACCGTGGCGGGCGCTGTGCGGCGAGTGATGTTGATGTGGCGAGTGTGCGGAGGCTTAGCCATCGGTGCGCTCCGTAACAAACGCCACCTCCAAATCATCGACAGTCACCCCAATTGCGCTGCCTATCTCCAAAACCCCATCGGCGCTAAGCTGATAGCCTTTTTCCCCAGGCTTGCGGCTGTAAATACCAAAGCCCTCAACCTCCTTTAAGAACAAGCCGTCGCGGAGATATTCAGGAGTGGCCTGAAAGGCGTGGGCAAATGAGCTAACGAAATCTTCAAGATCATCAATATCCCAAAAGACCTCTCTCCAATTCCCATCTATGAAGTAAGCCGTTACCGCTTCGGGATTCTCGATTTCTACCTGAATCTGCATCTCAAAATCAGCTTCGTAAGTTTTCATAAACACCTCTCATAGAATTGGGCGCGCTGCCTCGCGGCTCTCGCAGTGCCAACGGCTTGGAGTTAATGGAAGGAAGCGGCGCGGGGGATAGTCGCTCGATGAACGGCTATACCAGCGTGGTGGGCCAAGGCGGTTATGCTCCGCTCCTCCTGCCGATTATGAGTCGGCTGCTCTACTGATTAAGCTATTGGCCCGGTGATGACCCGCAGATATAGCGCTGCGGGCGCCGCTTTAATGCAGTGGCCATCTTTCGAGCGATACCGCTAGAGCAACCCAGCGACCCTGCGTCGGTCATTGCCGTTGCGTGTGCAACGCCCTAGTTGGGCTGCATTGACGCTCAGGCTCAACGGCTGGCCATCTTCACTGCATTGGGTAACGCCCAAACTACTAGAACTCCGCCTGCCTGCTAGGCTAGCTTTCCGCTCTTTCGCGTGGACGCTACCCGATGGCCCCTGGTATTCTCAGCGCCAAGGGCGGCGCTTTAGGCCGCGTTTTACCCAGCGGAACGGGTGGTGCTCAAAAATCTTCTTCCCTTAGAACAAATACCGTTTTTTCGTTTCGCGTGGTTTGCCTTGTGTGCCTTGCTTCCTCTATTCCACCCACAGGGTTAACGCCAGCGATCTTAATGTGCGTTCGCGGATAGCCGAGGTGCTCGTCAAGAGCGTTGCGGATAACCTCAAGCACTTCGCTTTTTCCGCACCCGACTTTTCCGCTAACTGTTATTTCTATTACGTTCGTCTTCATACCCACCTCCTGTTGATTAGCGGCTAGCTCTGGATTGCTGCTCTATCTGGAGCATGCATGCCGCCAAACGGCCTGATTTATCAGGATCATCGGCTCCGATGAGTATTAACGTGTTACCGTTTTCGTCGGTCGTCATCACCGATTCGGAGCCTAGCTCTCTCGCCCTCGACTTTAGAGCCGAAATAGCTGGGTCTAAAACTCTGTTCGCCATACCGCTCTCCTGTGATCGTGATCAAACATCGGGATGAACTCGGCGGGCGATGTTCAATGGGCCCCGCCGCTCCACGACATGCGCGGCACCGCCGTCGCTTCACATTTAGCCGACCGTGCCGAGCCGACACGCGCCAAATTCATCCCGATGCCCGCTCAGTGAACGGGCTAATGGCACTGTCGCAGGCCCCGCGCTTCGCGGTATGCTGAAGTTTCCACACACCAGCACCGCTAAAGAGGGTTTAAATGGATAAGTTCATCATTAGGGTTGTTCTTCACTCTGCAGACTCAGAAAACTACGAGCGGCTACATGAGCTAATGGCAGCTAAACGCTATTCTAGGCAGATAGAAGACGTTTCTGGTCAGATATACCAACTTCCCGATGCTGAGTATTACGCTGAAAAAACACTAAGCGCTGAATCAGTCCGCGAAGAGGTTAGGAAGCTGGCTGATTCAGTCGTCCCTGGAAGCTTTGTGCTGGTTACCAAGGCGGATGATATAAGCTGGTATCTACAGCCCATCTAGACAGCTTTCCGCCTGCCGAGCAGCTCGCTATTTTGCTTTCTAAGCAGCGCTATCTCGTCCATCAAGGCAGATAGCGCTTCAAGAACGCTGCTGGCATCATCCTTTTCCTTTGGGTGCGAAATGCTTCCAGCTTTGCCGATAGGAGGTGCGTCAGGTGAGGCTTTAGGGACAATAACTGGCTCGCTTCGTATCTTTTCGGCAAGATCAATCAGCACGGCGGCGTCAATCAATATTTGCGCCTTAGCAAAACCAACGCGCTTCATCTCAACCTTGCTGACCGCCTCCGCCGTGCTGACCAGCTCATCAATACGATCTGCTATCGCGTTTTTGGTGACTGAAACCGCTACCGACTCGTCTACTTCTACCGATATTCTTGATTTCGTGCTCATAACGCTCTCCTGTTGAATTCGTGATCCATCGAAGTAGCGGCTGCCCTTTCGGGTACGACCGCGAACCCGCAATCTTCTCAACCGCTACGTCGATGCCCGCTCGGTGAACGGGCTTTTCGACCATATTGCTAACGTCAGCAAAATGGTTGGCACTCTCGCAGTTCCCGCGCCTTCTCAACCGCTTGCGATGGCAGTCGATCCGGTGGTTTCGTCGTTTGGGCTTGAGCTTCCGTCCAGCCTTGCTTAATCGCTTTGCAGGCTTTCACTCGGCATATACAACGCTAGACGTACAGCTCTGTGCCCTGGCTGGTTAGTGGCACATCTAGCGAGGATGGCGATGGATGGTCAGTCCGCACACCCGAAGGTCACGGCACGCACCGCCTCACTTGCTCTTGCCGGTACTGACCCCGGCGTGGTCTTTATCCAACGTGGGCTCGCTACGCCCTGGTGCCAACCGCTGCCCCACGTCTGTCAGGGGCCGCCCCGCTTGGGTATCGCTGGAATCACCTAGCCTGTAGGTGGATGCATTGGCCCAAGCACCGGGGGATCGCAGATTATGTAAAGAGCAAGCTGTTGTCCGGTCAGCTTCCGGTCAGGCGATGGTCTGAACCTGTTCCGCCCGTCGGGCGATGCGAGTCTTGCCACTGCGGCGCATCGCATCGTCTGTGCCTGTGAGTAGCGTTGTTGCTAGTGCTAAACACATGCCTAGCTTCCCTGCGTATCGAATCCATCCTTTGGCCTGGGCCTTGGCAACTGCTGCCGTGGCTCTGGTGACGCCTAGACGGTGGTAGGCTCGTTTCAGCCCTTTGCTTACTGTCTCCGGTGAGCGCCCTACCGACCTGGCGATTTCCTTGTGTGTCATCCCTCCCGCAACGCACAGCAGATACGTGGCTTCCATGCGGGTCATTCCTTCGCTGCCTTTGGTGGTTTCAACTTCTGCCACCCATTCGCCCTGTGTGATTTCCATCTGCTGGCCTTCTGCTGTGCCGTTGTGTGAGTTAAATATAGGCATTCCTATAACTTGGGTCAACAGCTATTCCTATATTTTTTACATTCTCCCTATAAATGCCTTTATCTCCCTATACTTACAGGCACAAAAAAACCGCCAAAAGGCGGCTATCTATGTTCTCTGAAGGCTTTAGGCTTATTTGATCTTCGCGATTCTCTCTCTGATATGTCGGGAAACGGGCCCAGCTGCGACATTCGCTGCTTGCCCTCTCTTTACCTTGTCCTGGCTAGAGTAATCGTCGGCTATAGCAATCCAGCGTTCGCAAATAGCGCGCTCCCCGCTTGAGTCGCGAGCCTTGCGGCATAGAATGGCGGCTCGCTTAAATGGCTGGGGCGCAGGGCAGAGCCGGAATCCGGCTGATGCCCAATATTCATTTTCCAGCCTGCGGCACTCTTCGAGTACGTCGTCTATACCTTCCATTAATCAAAATTCTCCCACCAGAATACGCGCCCGAGCACTTTTGGGGCGTCAGGGTCAGCCAAGCTATAAACCTCTTCGGGATACTCGTCGGCATTGTCGCTTACCACGCGCACGCGGTTGAGCGGAAGGCGGTACAGCCTTTTAACACGCAACATGCCGCCGTGGTCAAGGGCATAGATTTTTCCGTCGATGATACCCTGACACCCCTTGTCGATACCCAGAGTGGCTCCGTCATGGATCGCTGGCATCATCGAATCGCCCTTTGCTACCGCAAGGGCGGCATTGTGCGGCTGCACGCCCTGACGAGCTAGACGCGGCAAGCTAAAACGCTCCTGGGCGCCGTGATTCTCGATTACCTGGGTGGCACCGTCCCCTGCTGCAAACTCGACCTCTCGCAATATCGGTAACCACACCTCGTCGCTGCGTAATGGTTCGTCGCCTTCAGTTACCTCAATGTCGACCATTTCGGCATTGCTTTCGGGTAAGGGCTGGCTTGCATCGAGCATATCCCCGATGCCTGTGGCTAGCCATCGGGGGTTTACCTTGCAGGCCTCAGCTATCTGCACAAGGTAAGCACTAGACCGCGACTCACCGCGCTCCAGCTCCGAAAGAGTGGGTTGCTTAATGCCAATGGCAGAAGCTAGCTCTTTTTGGTTCATCCCAATGCGCTTGCGGGCGCGCTTTACCCGATCACCAATGCTCATAGACGAAAAATGTATAGGCGAACCTATATGGTTGCAAAAAGGAGTTCCTATACCTACTATATAGGCATTCCTATCTAAGCAGGTCGTCATCATGCTCTCACCTATATCTCAGCTCATTGCCCACTTTGGCACTCAGGAGCGCACTGCTGAAGCGCTAGGCGTAAAGCAAGCGAGCGTATCCGGCTGGGCTAGCGGGAAGCACGGCATGTCCGAGCTTCATGCGATTAAGGCCGAAAAGGCCACTGGTGGTGCGGTCAAGGCATCCGAGCTTTGCCCTCGGTTGGCTGATGTAGAAGCCGCCTAACTCATAGGTAGAAGTATAGGCCAGCCAGTATAGGCACGCATCGGCAATGAAGGGGCTGGTAAGAATTACAGGTAGGTGGGCAAACGCCCAAAACGGAAAAGCCCGGCGCTGCTGGGGAGCATTTGCCGGGCTTTGAATCACAACTTGATGGAGAAATCTTATGTCATCCGCAGAGATATATCAATTCCCTTCAACCCCTAAAGGTGAAGTCAGGGAAAAGCGAGGCCCGCAGGTGGAGGACGGATACACCAGGATCGCCAACGAGCTATTCGAGGCTGTCACGAATGCTCAAACCTGCCCTGTCACGCTTCGTCAAATGCGAGTCGTGCTGGCCGTTATCCGCAAGACCTACGGCTTCAACAAGAAAGCTGACCGCATTAGCGATGGTCAGCTTGCAGCGGAAACAGGGTTGAGTCGCCAGAACGTCAACAAGGCGAAGCGTGAGTTAATCGCTATGCACGTGCTTTACCTGGACGGCCACAAATTGGGCGTGAACAAGCACTGCGAGCAATGGGATTTCAGCGCCAAGCCTGAAAAAGACAATCTGCGACAAACTAGAGACAGTGTCTCTAAACCAGAGACAAAAAGTGTCTCTAAAAGTGGGTCACACAAAAGACAGAAAGACACTCTATCTACTGACGTAGATAGAGAGGCGCCAAAAAAACAGCGTCTCAACGTTTCTGAATTCCAAGATCAGGTCGCTATCGAAACGCTGCATGCCTTTGCTGAACATCGCCGCGCCCTTCGCTCACCTCTGACACAACACGCTCTTGGCCTAACCGTTAAGGCTGCCATCAAGGCATCGGAAGAACTGGGCATTACTGCCGAACAAGCCATTGACGAAGCAATCACCGCAGGCTGGAAAACGGTTCGTGCTGACTGGCTGCGCAACCGTGGTGTCAATGACACCGGCTCAGATCCTTCCGTCCCTGCATGCCCCCATGCTGACCTGCTCGCTATCTGGGACGAGACGTGCGGCAAGGTGAAAGGCAAAGCCCCCAACCTGCTTGACTGGCAAGGCACCAAGTCTGCTGACGCACTGGCTGAGCGCTGGGCAGAGTTCTACGGCGTCGAGGTTAATGGCCGCGTTCGCTATGACTCGCTGGAGACCGGCTTGAAATGGTGGCGTATGGCGTTAGAAACCATCGCTGCCAAACAGGACTTCCGTAGCGCTGATGCTGACATTTGGAGCCTGTTCTACAAGGGCCGCTTTGGCCGCGCTGCCAATGGCAACCTCTGCAGCCAAGGAGGTGCCACACGATGAGCGAACTAATCCAGTACGAAACCCTGCTAATCGGTGCCTGCCTACGCTCCCCTGAGTTAATAGGCCAAGTTTTTGTCCGCGCCGATGACCTAAGTGGTGAGTTTCACGCAGAAATTTGGCAGACGATGAAGGCGCTGATCGCGAAGGGGCAAACTCCTGATTTGGTGTCTGTCTCTGACAGTTGCGCCGCCCCTATTGGAGTCATGACCGAGGCTATGCGTGAGTGCTACAGCACAAGCCCGGAGCTGGTCATCGCGTGGTCTGAGGTTATCAGTAGTAAGGCGCGCCGCCGTCGCTTGGCTACTGGCCTTGCAGCGTTAGCCGACTCTGATCATGACGCCGATATGCTGCTTCATTATGCCCGCGAGCTTCTACTGGGTGTTGAAGACGATGCGCCCAAGGCAGAGCGCACAAATCGCGACATCATAGACGAGAGAATCAGAGCGCTAGAAGACCGCATGCTGGGCAAGGCGTCACACATCGGCCTGACCTTCGGCGTTAAAGACCTGGACGATCTGTGCTACGGCATGCGCCCCGGTGAATTAGTCGTCATGGCGGCAAGGCCCGCTATGGGTAAGAGCGCTCTAGCGCTGCAGGCTGCCCGACTGAATGCCGAGCAGGGTAAGCGCGTCGCGTTCTTCTCGCTAGAAATGGACACGGGCGAATTATTCGACCGGATGATCTGCCAAGGCGGCAAGGTGTGGGCTGACCGCTATGCCGCTCCTGAGAGCGACGACGACCGCCTCTACCAAAACATCGGCCCCACAGTGAAAGCGCTCAAGGCGGCTGACCTGCATTGCTTCGATAACATTTTCGACATTGAGGGGATCACTGCCAAATGCCGGTCACTTCACCAAGGCAAGCCGCTTGACCTGATCGTTGTTGACTACCTCCAACTGGTGGGCTCCAAAGGCAATCGTAACGCCAACCGCGCTATCGAGGTGGGTGAATACAGCCGCGCCTTGAAGATGCTCGCCATGCAGCTTGGTTGCCCCGTCCTGCTGCTTTCCCAGCTTAACCGTAACGTCGAGACGCGCCCTGACAAGCGCCCGCTGATGGCTGACCTGCGCGAATCGGGAAGTGTCGAGCAGGACGCGAACAAGATCGTGATGCTCTACCGCGATGAAGTTTACAACGAGCAAACGCCAGACGAAGGCATCGCTGAGCTGATCGTTCGTAAGCACCGTGGCGGCAACATCGGCACCGTTCGCGCTGCCGGGCATCTTCGCTGGTTCACCTTTAGCGACCTCGCTTTCACCTCACAACAAACAGGGGCGGCTCACCATGACCCATTTGCATGAATCCGTTTGGAATGAATTTGAAGGCTACGTCATGCGCTCGTATGCAGAGGCGAGAGTTGCAGAAGTCATGACGCGAATTGGATTTGCCTGGGTGTACGAGCATATGCCGTACAGCTTCCGGGGATACCTGCCTGACTTTTACCTGCCGAATTTAGATGCATTTGTTGAAGTGAAGGGAATTGAGGCCTCGGATGAAGAGCTCGAAAAATGCGAGCGCCTACACAACGAAACCGGATGCCCGGTAGTGCTAAGCGAAGGAAATCCGGCAGAGCAAGGGTGGCGCCCACGCATTTACCTAGCTGGCCGCTGGCGAACAATTCCAATGGCGACCATTCGAGAAGGGGTTAATAAATTTGGGTCACCAGAGGATGCAATACGCTTCCGCTGCGCTTTCAACGTCAACCACATTGGCGCTCGTGGGCCAAGGTTGATTAGCACAATGTGCGATGCGCTTCGAGTGAGCATCCATCACGAAATGGATAGCAAGTCTCGTGCGATTTATGAACACAACGGGCCGGTAACCCAAGAGCGGTTGCAATCGCTTAACGGCAGCATGAGCCCGGCTGAAAGACATTGCATTAAATTCATTGCCCCGCGTCGCGTCGGGGGTGACTCATGAAGTGGATTCCAGAAATAGCAGCTTTATGCGCGGCCTTCATCATCGGCCAGCAAACAGGCATGACGTGGTGGCAAGGCGTGATCCTTTGGATAGTCCTTGACCTTATGACGGCTAGCGGCAAGCAGCTAGACAAGCTGCGCGGGGGTAAGTCATGACGCTCTCTATCAAACAGCGTGCCCAACTCCGCGCCAAAGGCGTGATAGTCCGCATCGAGTACGCAAATGGTTCGGTGAAGTGCTCCACGGCACAGGGCGAGCGGTACTACGCGGCAAGCGACCTAGTGCAGCTGGCCAAGCCTGGGTTTATGGATCGGTTTACAGCATGGATTGGAGGTGCGTCATGCGGCTAACTAAATACGACAAACCAATGACGGCAGCGCTATCACAGCCAGAGCCGTTGCCTGGGGGCAAGAGCCGTCCATCCATTCTCGGCAATGCTGATTATGTTGCCGATCTCAAGACCAAGACGAAAGGAAAGGTCGTGGCCGCCAAGTGGGGCGTAGCCCTCAACACGGTCTGGCAGCACCGCTCGATTCTACGCAAGCGGGGTGAGCTATGAGCAAAGAGCTAATCATTCCCGTTCGCAGCCTGCAGGAAATGCAGTACGCCATTGCCCGCGCCACGTCTGCCATCGGCAAAGGGCTGGCTCGCGGCCCTGTCGAGGTGGCGCTGCGCCACCAGGACGGCAAGCGCACACTCGATCAAAACCGCAAGCTCTGGCCGATGCTGACCGACGTATCCCGCCAAGTGCAGTGGCCCATCAACGGCGCCATGGGCTATCTGCCGCCCGAAGACTGGAAAGACATTCTGACGGCGGGCCTCGACAGCGAGCAGCGTGTGGCCCCGGGCATCTACGGCGGTTTTGTGATGCTCGGCAAGCGTACAAGCAAGATGCGCAAGGCTGAGTTCGCCCAGCTCATTGAGCTGATCTATGCCTTCGGCAGCCAGCACGGCGTCCAGTGGTCGGAGCCTGCGTTGGCTATCTATGACGAGTATCAGGAGGCTGCCGCATGAGCATCAAGGGTATCGGCTGGATTGTAGCCTCTTCGCTCCTAGGTCTTGGGTTCGTCATCGGGCTAGACATGGGGCTGACTGGGCTTGCAGGTTTTGTCACAGGCGTATGGTTCACAAGCGCATGGGCATATGTGCTTAGGGGTAAGGCCTGATGCTTAAGCGAAAAACTCCCCTTCGCGCCAAGACGCCCATGGCCCGCAAGCCCATCAAGCGCAAAGCGGTGCGGAAGCAGAGCACCGATAAGCGGTGGCGTAGCGAGCCTTACTTGGCGTTCGTGCGCTCGCTGCCGTGCTGCAACTGCCAGGGCCCCGGGCGTGACCCGCACCACGTCATCGGCCTGCACTGGGGGTTGTCTGGCCAAGGCCTCACAGCGCCGGACAGCTTCGCCATGCCGCTTTGCCGATCATGCCATAACGAGGTTCACGCCTCGCCCGAGCTCCAGCGTATGCAGCCCGATTGGTTGCGCCAAACGCTTCGCGCTGGTCTGTCGCAATTCATCGGCGCGGATACCGAGCAGCTATTGCATGCCCTCGCGTTTATCGAAGCTAAGGAGGCTGTATGACCGCCCTATGGACCATTCCCGCCCTACTGGGCATTGGAGCCGTGGTGCTGATCACGTTCACGGCGTTCATTTTCAAAGGCCTGGATGCTT